TTTCTGTTTTACAAACATATATCTGTTCAACATCTTCTCCCACAGAAATTGCCCGCAACTTGAGCATCAACCACAATACATCATATACAGTCAGTTTGTCTGGATCATAATTGCCCTTTTCAATACAAGACACAACGAGATTTTTCATATTTTGGAAAATTTCTGTTGCATTCTTGCTTTCTCCAAGAGTTTGCAGAATTTTTTGCTCTTTTACAAGATAAGGTCTGATCCACACAGTTTCTTTGGTGGACGGAATAATTTCCTGATAGACAGGATGATTGATTTTTGGAAGCGCCATTTTTTCCCTCTTGTTTTATTAATATTAGTATGTTTTTCCGAAATGTTGGAAGAACTCTTTTGAAAATTGTGTCTTGTTCACACGAAAAGTTTCATATCTGAAATTAACATATTGCTCGCCCCACTCGTCTGAAATCAGCCAAGTGAGACGGAGCGTTTCAATTCCTGCCGGATACACGTTCAGAAAATCAATATCATAAACAATGTCTCCGAGTTGATTATAAATACATACCTTCAATTCTCCAGTTATGTCGTTGAAATAATTGACGTTATTTGTCTCAAAATCAGAAATCTTGTATAGCCAATACTCAATAAAATTCCTCTGCGCAAAAGAAGTTGTCAGGTAAATAACCATACTTATTTCCTGTTGTCTGCGCTTTTTGGGAATTTCAATCGGAGGCAGACCACCATAAGTAAGGTATGTGTCTCCAACAATATCCAGCGAAGGAAGGTTGATCTGATATGTTGTAATGGTCAGATTTTTCAATAATTCTCTGTCAATTGCAGAAAAGAATTTTGGCAAGCGTGTAAAAGTCACAGTAAATTTGTTCGGACTTACAAGCGTGTCCTTTTTAAGCAATGAAGCAATATTATTTGGGCTTTGAAATTCCATATTTTGTTATTTCCCGTAAAGCTCTTTCTCTGTAAGCAGAATAAATCTCATTCCATTCTTTTTGGCAAACTCTTCTGCTGCTTTCCATTTTGACATATTTGTTATATATTTAGGCACCATTCGGACATCTTTCGGACGGATAGTTTCCTTGTAAGGTTTCACTTCTACAAGATATTTTCTGATTACTCCATCCTTGTCACGAATTTTTGCATAAATGTCAACAAAATATCTGTGTATTTTCTTGTCAAGCGGATTAAAATACGGGATAACAACAGTTTCTGATCCCCACTCTTCCACGTCAGAAGAACCGTCCAGCCACCTGAACAAATGATATTCCCAAAGGGAACGGAAAAAGATTTGGTTCGGATTGCCTTTGTATTTATTTACATTTTTTGGTACAAATTTTCCCTGAATATATCGAAGCTCGCTCTTTTTCTTCACAAAAGTATTTATAAATAAAGTATATGGCAAAAATTATCAGTGCAAATCTTTTGAATCAGGAATCGCTTTTCAAACTTGGCCTGAACTTTGATTTACAGTTTCCTGAAGATCTGTTTGCTCAAAAAATGGGCGGAAACTTCATGATTTTTTTCATTAATGAACAAAAAGCGCTCGTTGGAAGCCAGAAAAACCCCGTCAAGATCAGACGAAAGGTATATGATACAAACGGAAAGCGGGTTGAAATGATTGCTCCACGAACTGTAACAGCAAATAACACATCTGTTTTCTCAAGAAGAGTTAACGAAACAACAGTTACAACAGGCGCTATTGCACTGTTTATTCCCGGAAAACTGGATGTTAATTATTCTGTAAAATATGAAGAAGTTGATCTTGATTTTATTATGTCTTCTGTAATCAAAGGAGATTTGAAACAATCCTTTTATGGTGCATTAAGTTCAGTAACTACAAAGGAAGGGCGTTTGCTTCTTGGCACAAATTTGGGAACAGCTTTGGGAGGAAACGACTTTGATAAACTGATGGAAACTGCCAAAAAAGGCGGGTTGGGTGCATTTGGCGTGGCATTGAACCCGTTTAAACAAATTTTCTTTAATGGCCTTGGTTTCAGAAAATTCTCGTTTGATTTTTCCATGATGCCAAGAAATCAAAAAGAAGCACAGATGATTAATGATATTGTGGAAGTATTCAAATATCATATGCACCCTGAAGAAATGGAACGGGCAGGGGGGAGATTTTTCATTTCTCCATCCGATTTTGATATTGAATTTTACAGAATAAATGCCAATGAAGATGAAAGCGGAAAAACGTCTGCCAATGCCAGCGTGTTTGAAAACGAGTTTCTTTTCGCCATCTCAACTTGTGTGCTTACCGATATGTCAGTAAATTATACTCCGGCTTCGGAAGGCTTTATTACACACCACGACGGAACACCGCTTGGTGTAAACCTGAGATTAAGCTTCACCGAAACCGAAATCCTGACAAAGAGGAGAATCAAGGAATTGAACAAGAACAAGTTTATGAAAGAAATTGCTTACCCGATTGTGCGTGAAGGGGGTTAAAGGAGGTACAGGTGGAGTATTTTGAGTATTTTCCTTATTTGTACTGGAAAGAAGACGGGAAAGAATTTCTTGCACAAGATATTACAATCAGAATAATTTTTGATGAAATTTCAATAAAAGACAAGACCATTTTCTACGATTACCGCATTCAGGATTCTGATACGCTGGAAATGATTGCCCAGAATTTTTATGATGATTACACATATTCTTGGGTAATCATGCTTGTTAATAAAATGTTTGACCGCGACTTTGAATGGCCCATGAATTCTTACGAATTTTCACAATATATTCTGGACAAATACGGGTCTGTGTCTGTAGCAAACCAGCCAAGATATTTTATCAAAGTTGGAGAAAATTTCTGGACAGAAGTCAGTTATCAACAATATCTGACAACAGATCCGTTAAAAAGAAGAATCAGAACGTCTTATGAACTTGAACATGAACAGAATGAGAAACGCAGAAATATCAAGATTCTGAAGAAAGAATTTCTTGCTGATTTTCTCAACAAATTCAACGCTTTGGTGAGACAATAAATTTGCTGTTAACATTACCCCACAGCGGATAAGGAACCAGTTCTGCAATCTCTTCCGGGAAAAAATTGTCTACAAGAGCGGGAATATTGATTGTCGTGTCTCCGCTTTTTCTTTTGATTGTAATAGATTCAAGCGATGAATTTTCAACATTTTTCAGGTTTTTTGCAATTACAAGATTAATATAGTTTTTGTTATTTGTAAATTCCGGGACAATAACAAGAGAATGCCCATTATCAAAATTCAGCAAAACCATTTCATAGTCTTCTCCCCAATCATTTTTATAATAATCATCCCACAATTCTCTGACAGTTCTTGTATCTTTTTCTTTCAGTTTTGGAAAATATTTCCGCAATGCTCCATCTTCACTGAAAATTTCCCGGTAAAACAGAATCAGAGGATGAACCACGTTGCGAGGAATTCTGTCAAGAACAAGAGCGCAGGTATTCATTTTATTCTTCTCCATTCCAAAATTCTTCAGCACCATCAACTATTATAATTTCTTTTCCGGGCGTATCCGAATAAACAACCTTGTTTCCTCCCCATGATGGATCAGGAACAAGATCCGCCACTACATCCAGTATAGCACGATCTTCAATTTTTCTCAATGAAAAGTCTGGAATTACAACATTATTGATTTTGTTTTTTTCATATACAACAATTCTTTCAAGATCGTGAGTAAATTCCCGTTCTCTGAACAATTCTTCTGTTTCTTTTTCCAGTAATAGAGAACCCATACAATCCAAAAAAATAATTACGTTATCGTATTTTTTTCCCAAACTTTCATCCTTTCTTCTGAAGACAAATTCAATTGTATCCAGAAAGTGAACAGAAACATCTGAAGAGTATTTTTCCTTAAGTGGAACCTTTGCCAGATATTTTCTTAAAAGACCATTTTCCTTGAACATTTCAGAAAAATAGAAAAGCCAAGGATTAATTCTGTAATCAGGAACGGTTTTGAATAAAAGATATTTCATGTGTATAGCCTCCCATACATTAATTCTGCTTCCAACCCGGAATAAACATTTTCATTAAGTATTTTTACAACTTCTTCCGGGCTAAACCCGGATTTGACAAGATCATTAATGTCTTTGCCATACTTTTTCAGTCCTTCAGGCCAAATAACAACATTCAGTTTCATGGCAATAATTTTTCTCATTTTCTTCATAATTTCTTTGTTTTCAGGTTCATTATCAAAAACAAAGATCAACCTTTTTTCGTCAAAAAGATCAAGCGCTTCTTCAAGTGAAGATCCACCAACAGCAATTGCATTAGGAACAAAAAGAGAATCTATAGGCCCCTCCACAACAAAAATCCGGTCATACCGGGCCGGATTTTTATATAATCCATAAATTCTTGATTTTAAAGATCTTTTGTTAACAACAAACATTGAATAATAAGAGACTTTGGATTGTGTAATTGCCCGTGCCTGAAGATAGGAAAATGATTCTCCATCTTCCATAAAAAACGGAAGAATGATGCGGGCATCTTCTCCACACGATTTTTTAAAATCTGGATAAAATTGTGTGGCAAATTTTTTTATGTTATCTGTGTAATATAAATAATCATATGAAGATTCAGGCAGTTTTCGCTGCTCAACATACCGCACGGCTGCATGATTTGGAGAAGAATTTATTAACTTTTTTAAAGAAACACAATACTGTTCTAATTCAAATTTTGATCGTGTTTCTTCTTCTTTCAATGCTTTTGTGTAATTTTCAGAATTATTTGTTTTAGTGTTTTCATTTTCTTGATTTTTAATTCCAAATTTTGAATATAAAAGCTTCTGATAATACTCTTCATCCAGAAGCTTTACAAATTTTTCAAAAGACAATGAAAGTCCGCAATTATGACACTTGTAAGCCAGTGTATTTTTGTCAATAACTTCATAAACATAACCACGAGCCTTGTTGGGAGATTTCTTTGAATCGCCACAAAAAGGACATCTGAAATTGTACAGCTTTCCCGGTTGCGACACTTTGAACCGAGACAGCCTGAAAGACAGATCTGTCAGAATTTCCGCACATTCCAAACGTGTAAGCTTCATGATGGTTTGATTATAATCCCTTTGTCTCTTGCAATCAAACCCTGTTCAAAATCTTTCAGAAGATCATAAACAATTTTTCTCAAATTGACGTTTTCTGTGAGATTGCCAGAAGCTTGCAATTCACTGTATGCAATCATGATTCTCCGGTCAAGTTCTATCATGGCTTCATCAACGCTTGTTGGAATTCTTTTTTCAAAATTCATAAATTCTCCTTATAGTTCTATTTTTTTGACTTTAAATTTAAGTCCTGAAGAAATATAATAATGAAGTCTCTTCAGGAAATGATGCCAAGTATATTGATTCTCAGTTCGGAAATCATCTCCAATATCATAAAAATTACAAACTTCCTTAATGGTATGCTTTCTCAAAATTCTTCCAATGCTTTGAAAAAGCCTGATTTTGCTTTTGGTTGGATGTGCCAGAACAAGATTTTTCAAAGTAGGAATAT